CGGCGATCTTCTAGGGACAACTTCTCCAGCATCGCCCGAATGTGTTCCGCTTGGTCTACGACAGCCGTGCCAGGGTCTACCTCGAGATAGCCCTGCGCCAGCATCCGCTTATGCTCCGGCTCGCTCTGGACGGTGATCTCTTCGCCGTCCGAGCTCCAGAGCAAGCGCGGATAGGGAAACGTCTTGCCGGCATCCGGGTTGTTGCGTGGCCCTTCGACGGACCAGAAGAACGTCGGTCGCGGGTCGTCCTTCGTCGGCAGCAGCCGCAGATCATGCAACTGCCGCGGCCGGAACGGCGAGCGCCCGCCCTGCAAATCCGACACGTTCAGTTGGCCGTCCGCAATCGCCTGCTTGATTTCCGAGAGCAGTTCAGGACTGAGCGCCATTAATACCCCTTCAGTTCGGCTTCCACGATGGTATTCGTACCTGAGAACGACGCGCCACCGTTGAACGAGACGCCAATAAATCCCGGCGTGGTCGCATCAAAGGCCGAGGAGACGACGGCAATCTGTGCCTGCCCAGAGGCGCCCGTCGACACAAGGCCCGTCGCTGCCAGCGCGTGCCGACATTCACAGGTGCCAGCCAGCACCGCGGCGGCGCCTGCTTGCCGAAAATGCGCGCTGACGACAAAAGTCCCCGTATCCGCCGCCGCCGTGCCTGCCAAAAATGTAAACGTTAAGATCGCCGCATCCGCCGTGGTGCCAGCCGTGCCGATACGCACGACAATGGCCGGCGTGGCTGACCCTGCCGCTGTCTTCACCATGTCGAAGGTGCAGACATAGCGCATCCCGTTGGTGAACCCGCCCGGAGGCACGGGCACGGCCGAGCCAGGGAGATACGTATCCGCCGCATACCCTGCCGATACCGTCGCGACGCTGGAGGCCGATTGCAGATAGTCGTTAAAGCTGGGTCCGAGTGGGGTGTTCGGGAAGTCACCAGCATTCCCGAACCATGTCGGCGCCCCAGTTTCGTGCGGCACGGCGACGGTGCCCAGATATCCAGAGGTGACTTGGACAATGGGCGCCGCCGAGACGTCCGTCACGCGCAGATATTCGCCTTCGACATAGACGAGCATCTTTGGCCGGATGCCCGTCGATGAGGTGAGCTGGACATACCGATCGTTGACCGCTTTCGACAGCGACAACGTGGTTGAGGTCAGCGCCATTTATGCGACCGTCACACCGTTCTGCGCCACGGCCGCCCAGACGGTATTGGAGGCTTTGAGCGTCACGGAATTGCCGACCGCGCCGCCAAACGTCGCCACGTCCGTCGCTGCGGCGTTGCCAGCCATCGTGATGGTATGCGCCGCCGCGGTTGTGCTGATGAATACCAACGTATTCTGCTGGTCGGCCGCCGCAGCCGCCAGCGTATACGCGCCTGCGGTCGCTTTCGTTAGGTAGATGATCGCCACATCGGACACCGGCACGGTGCCCGCGCCGCCAGGGCCAGTAATCGCCCCGTTGACGCCAAAACTCTGACTCGTCACCGTTCCACGTGGAACCACACCCACGTTGACAAAGTCGCTCTGGTTGCCGTAGATGACCGGAGCAAGAATGCCATGCGGTCCAGCCGTCGAGCCGTTGTAGCCGGGCACGACGCCAAGAACCGGCGTCAAGGCATTGCTCGTGACGCGCATCCATTCCGCGTCCACAATGGCGAGCATCTTCGGCAACGCGCCCGTCGCTGAGGTCAGATTGATGACAACGTCGTTGGTGGCTTTCGCCGATGCGAGAGTGGTTGCAGTTAAGGCCAAGGGACTACTCCAATCTAGAGGTTAACGGGCACGTTCTCACAAAGACCTCTCGGCCTTATCCGCACACTTTACACGCCAGCTCTTGCCGCAGCACCGCCGTGCCATACAGCACGTCCAGCCGCTGAATCCACTGGTCCGTGGTCGCCACGTAATCGCGGATGCAGCGAATCGCCTTGCCGGATTTCTTCGACGCCGCTCGATACGCCCTGTCCGTTCCGCCAGGCAACGGCATGTCGACCATGGCCAGCGTGCCGAAATTCTTATTGGCAACCATATTGAACGGGGTTGACTTACTCAGAATGGTCGAGAACGAGGCTGCAGGCGTGTCGTAGACATACACGGCTGTCGAGACGGCGGGCAGGTTCGTCACGTTCTGCAACTGCTGGCCGGGACCATACATCGCGGGCGCAAACGGAATCACCATCGTGCCGCCGGAATCAGACGTCGTCGCCGTGACCACGAACTGCTGGGGCTGGCCCATATTCTGATAATTTTGTGGGTTGACGACGTTCACAGGCGTTGTCGTGGAGACGAAGCTGATCGTATCGCCAGCGTTCAGCGTGCCCGTCGTCCAGCCCGTCGTGCTGATCGTCGTCGCGCCATTCGCGGGCGCCGTGCCCACCACAGGCGTCGAAGATCCGAGCGCCCCGACAGTCTGCACATAGATGTTCTGGTCCATGTCCCAGGCCATCCCGAGCGTCCCGGTTTCCGTCATGCTGCCGGATTCGTACTGCGCACTGATGGCCTTGCCGCTGTTATACAGCGTCTTCAAGTTGTCCATCAGGGTGAAGTCGGCGATCGGCGAGAGCCATGCGTAGCGGTCTTCCGCGGGGCAGGCGTTGTTGTCCAAGCGCACCTTGGCGAGCCCATACGTCGTGAGCGTCGTCGGCGTCGTGCCTGGCGTGCCGACCGAGTTATTCAGGCCCTGCGCCAAGTTGCAGACATCCTGGTCGATCAGGTTGTTGAGGCGCACAATCTGCGGCTTCAGCACCCGTTCGCGGTAGTTGTCGATGTCGAGAGCGAGGTTCTGGGACGACACCTGCGTATCAATGCCGCGCTGATACGACAGCGTCAGCGGCACGAACGTCTCGGTAATCGCTTCGATCTGGGCGGCCTGTCCGAGACGCCCCAGATACCGGGGTGGCTTGCGGATATTCAACGTCTGGCCGAGGACGGTCCCACCAAAGTCGAACTGGTCGGAATACTCGCTGTTGATGCGCTGCATCACCTTGTCGGTGTTCTCGAGCACATCCAGCGCTTCGAACGTCACGATGTCATTGGTGAGGAACGTATTCGCCATCGGGCGGCCCTACTCTTATCGACGCGCTTTCCGCTCCTGTTCCCGACGCGCTTTGTATTCGGCGTAGTTGCCTTTGCGCGCGGCGTCAGCAGACGGGGATGGCGTCGTTGGGCTACCGGACCCCACTGGCTGAATTGGGGCAGGCGGCGTCATCGTTCCGGCAGACGGCGTCGAGGCCAGCGGTGCGGCGCCGTTCGTCGGTGCCACCGTGGAGAGCAGCATTCCAAACTCAATCGGATTCGCTTGCGCGAGCTTTTGAGCGAGAGCGCCGTCCTTCACGATCGCATATTGCACATGCTCACTTTGCGGATGCTGCAAGATGGCCTGAATCTTCGCGTGATCCATCGGCACTTGCGAGCCGGGTCCGGTCGTGCGCATCGCATCGAAGTCTGCATAAACTTTCCGGCCTTTCGCCCAGGTGCTTTCGGCGTGGTTCAGAAAGTCGCGAGAGGCCCGATCCGCTTCGATGCTCTGACGGATGCGGGCGTCGATGCCGGATTGCTGCTCTTCAGCGACCCAGCGCGCAGAGTCTAGCACGAATTCCGCGTAGGTTTTATATTTCGTGCCGATCTCGTCTTCAGCGGGCTGCGCCCGCAACCCCGAAGGATGCCCCGAATCTCCCCGTTCGGGGCCAGACGGTGAAGGCGGCGCCGGGGCCGCAGCCGCAACCGGGGCGGTCGCGGGCGGGGTGGGTGCCGTAGGAGGCTGAACTTTAGCCCGAAGCTCCGCGAGCTCGCGCTCGTAGGTGGCCGCTTTCGCTTCGGCCTCCTTTCGGGCTTTCGTCAGTTCAGCAAATCGCGCTTGGCCGCGGGACGGCTTGGCGGGTTCTGTCGGAGCAGCAGGCGTTTCGGCGGGCGCTTCGACGGGCTCCGGCTCGTGCCGCTCCATCACGTCGGCCAGCGCCTCTGATGTGACGCCCATGCCGCTCAGTGTGCGCCCGGTCGCGGATTCGTGCGTGGTAATCGCGTTCGGGTCCGGTGCCGCCGTCTCTGTCTCTGCCATTTAGCCCTTCTTGGCGTGCAGGTATTTGCCGAGGTTACGGTGCGGATGCCCGCTCGCCTTCGCGACGTGCGCCGGCTTGCCCTTCATGCTCCCGACCGCGAAGTCATGCAGTTGCGACATGCTCATGGAGCCGCGCACCTTCTGCGCCATCGGGAATTTCGCCCCATGCTCGGCCGCTGCCATCAAGCGCTGTTGAGCTTTACTCTTCGCCGGCATGT